GGCAGCGCCGCTCGGATTTGCGCCTCGAGAAATGCCTGCAGCTTTTCTCCATCAAGGTCATCGTTTTCAATATCGGCGTGAGCCGTCGACTGGCCTTTCGACTGCGCGTTTTGCACGTAGGCAATTCCATACGGCGGGTCGGTCTGCATCAGCACGGCCCTTTTCCCAGCCATCAGCAGCGCCACGCTGCCAGCATCGGTGCTGTCGCCGCACATGATCCGATGCTTGCCGAGCAACCACACGTCACCTAGTTTTGTTTTAGCTTCCTCCTGAACGCCTGGCGTATCGTCCTCGTCGGTTTGACCAACAGATGTCGCTTCCATTTCGGCAAGCAACTGGTCGACTTCATTTTTTCCAAATCCGGTCAAAAGCGCATCAAAATCGGTATCGATCAGCGCCTGCATCTCGATGGCCAGCATTTTTTCATCCCATCCGGCATTTAGTGCCAGCTTGTTGTCGGCGATGACATAAGCCCGCTTTTGGGCTTCCGACAAATGCCCGAGGCGGATGCACGGCACATCATTCATGCCTAGCTTTCGCGCAGCCAGCGTTCTTCCATGGCCAGCAATAATCCCGCCTGTTTCATCAATCAACACGGGATTGGTAAATCCAAATTCCTTGATACTTGCAGCGACCTGGGCAATTTGCTTATCGGAGTGCGTGCGACTATTCCGCACGTAGGGAATAAGCGTGCTGATGCTGACGATTTCAATCTTCATGCTTTGGCTCACATATCCCCCGGCATCAACGCCAGCACGGCCCGCGCACTCACGCTGCCAGCCTTTTTATTGACGCCGAGTATTTTCCGCAGCGCCAGAATTTCCGCCTCGTCCTTGGATTTGATGGTCAGCATGAACTCGGGTTCTTCATCGTCATCGCCGCCGCCATCCTCGACGGCCTTCATCAGCGCATCCAGTTCATCGTCAGAGAATCCAATCACCCCGAGGTCGAAGCCTTCGTTGCGCAGCTCAACCAGCTCAAGGCGCAACAGGTTGTTATCCCAGCCGGCGTTCGTGGCCAGCTTGTTGTCCGCGAGGATATAAGCCCGCTTCTGCGCATCGTCCAGATCGGTCAGGCGCAAGCAAGGAACATCCGGCAACCCAAGCAGCTCAGCCGCGGCCAGCCGGCCATGACCGGCAAGGATCATATTGTCGCGGTCGACAAGGATCGGGTTGGTAAAACCGAACTCCCGAATGCTGTCCGCGATCTGCTGCACCTGGGCGTCGCTATGAATTCGCGCGTTGAACGGGTAGGCCCGCAGCGAAAACACAGAAATCCTCTCAATAAACTGCCCACCGGTCACTTTGGCTTGCCTCCGGAAAGCATGTCATTGATGGCTTTCTTCAGAACAGCGCTCGCCAGGCGATGAACCGAACCATCGGGATAAATCAACTGCAACCCCTTCGCCCGCCGTAGAGCAGCAATCCCCACCCCAGACGGCAACCCGGTCAAATCCACCGCCTCCCGCTCATCGAAGCGCACCGCACCCCAAAGATCGGCAAACGACATATCACCCGTCACCGCCTGCGGCAGTTCCTCGCGCCGCACCATCGGCCAAACCGCCAAAACCCGCTGCAACGCCTTGTCCTGCACCACCAGCGCCGCCACTTCCCGGTTCTCAGAAGCCCGAAGAGAATCACAAGCCTGCTTAATATCCATACACCTGCACTATCCGCGCGTTTTAGTGCAAAAAAAGGGGGCCAAAACGAACAGGCCGCCAATCAGGCGGCCCGTCTCATCCTCCCCGGCAACTCAACCACCAGCCGGGCGGTTCTCAATGTGGAACGGTCGGGGAGCCACTTTACATCCCATTGTGAACCGCCAGAGCGTGCGTTCACGATGCGTTCAGGTAGGTATTCAAGTGTCAGCGATGCGTCGCTGATCATGATTTTCTGAACAATCCGCCCCACGAATTCACGCACTTTTGCCGTGTTTTCGGCGGTTACCAGCACATTCCTGAATATTTTCGCCATCGCGGCGGACTCTTTGCTGTCGATCGACAGTTGCGGGCCGGGGTCGGCGTCCAGGCGCTCGATGTCCTGCCGGATCTGTTCCTGCCGCGCCCGCAGTTCGCGCAGCCTGGGGGCGATGTCGGCCAGGTTGAGTCCGGCATCCGCCTCGATGGTTTCGTACAGGCGGCGCAGGCGGCGCTCGACGCCGGCCAGGTCGCCGGCCATCGCGTCAATGCGGGCCTGCTTATCGCGCGCCCATTCGCTCCCCTGGGCTTTCACCTCAAGAACAATGTCCTTGATGTTCTCCGGCGTGAAAATCCGGGTCGATATCGCATCGAGAATGAATTCATCCAGCGGCTCAACGGGGATCCTTCGGCTGAAACAGCCCATGCCCTTCAGGAAGGATCGGCAGTTGTAATAGTGGTAGCGCGTGCCGTTGCGCCCGGTCGATGACTCCGTATACATCGGCCGCCCGCACTTTTCGCAGTGCAGCAACCCGGAAAACGTCGCCTCGCTGCGGGGGCGGCCGCCGACGATGGTCGGCGCGCGCGTCTCGATCTTCTCTCTGGCCATCTTGAATACCTCCTCGGTAACAATCGCCGCATGTGCCGGCGTCACGATTTCTTTGTCTCGATCCTTGAACACAAGCATCCCCAACACTGCACGGGAGCGCAGCACCGAGGCCACAGAAGCCTTGTCCCACCCCTTGCCGCGCCGTTTCACGCCGGAATCGTTCAGGCGCATGGCGATTTCCTTCTGGCCGAGGCCGTCAATGCACCACCGGAAGATGTTGCGGACCACAATCGCCTCGCTCTCGACGGGGGCGAGCTGGCGACGCTTGCCGACTGGTACCACCTGGTAACCGAAGGGCACATTCCCGCCATTCCAGAAGCCATCGGCCGCATTTTTAGCCATCGACCGGCGCGTGTCCTTGGCAATCGACCGCGAATATTGCTCATCCATGATGGCAACAATGCTCTCGATCATCCACGCCTCGTCCGATTCGCCGAAATCCTGCGAAACAAACACCAGTTTCGTGCCGGATTTCTCCAAAACACGCTTATTTAGCGCGGCATCGATGTGATTTCGTGCAAAACGGCTCGAAGACCAACAAACGAAGTAATCAACCCGGTTCGACTCGCAGTAGTCCATCGCCGCCAAAAATGCCGGCCGCTGGCTGGTCCGTCCGGAAATCCCATCATCGCGAAAAACCTCCAGCACGCTCGCCCCCAGTGCCTGCGCCTTGGCGCGGCACTGGTCGATCTGGCTTTCCACCGGCAGGCCGTCATCCGCCTGCCGTGAGGTACTCACGCGGGCGTAGATCACGGCAAAAAGGCGCTTCATTCCCATTTCCGCACCTTAACCCGTTTCGCAATCCGCTGAATGTTGGTCACGTCCAGGTATTCACACAGGTTTTTCCGTAGCGCCTCTTGAATCACGGTCGGCGTCATGCCCTGTTCGGCCATGGCCATGATGTAGCGGTTCCGCTGGTACCGGCTGTAAGCCGAGTAGCAGCGCAGCTTCGGGAGCCGGGCGCCACCATCGTGGCGCACGCTCTCGTCGTTTGACAGCATCCGCCAGATATCCAGCCAGGCGTCGAACCCGACGCGCTCAGCCACGCGCAGCCAGACCGCAGGGATGCCGATTTTTTCCAGCTCCGTAAACCGGGGGTCGCGGGGGGCGGGCTCCCCGCGTTTTTTTTCACCGGGGGCGGGTTCCAAGGTCGAAAACTTCGGGAGGTTGCAATTATTCAGGTACTCACCCCCCCGGGCCAGATCGGCCCCTTGGCCCTGCCGAGCCCCCACCCCTTGACCGAACAGATCGCCCTGTGCAATTTCGCCCACGGCACTTCGCTTTTCGCTCACGACAGCACCCCCGCAACCCTGATAACAACGTTCACCGACTTCGCACACTGGCAAAAGGCGAAATCAGACGACTTCGATTCAGCCCGGATTCTTATAGAAGAGTTGAGCCCCTGCATATTCATCTTGAAACCTCGCGTTTTATTACGGCCATCGCGCACAGACGGGCAACACACCTCGGTTTGCGTACCGGACCGAGCCAGAAAAACGCCTGGCAGCGAAGAAAAATGCCTCACGACACACGCCCCTTCAGTTGCGAGAGCAGCGAACTCACCGGCGTCTTGATCTTGCTCAGCGGGTTGGACTTGTCGCTGATGCGCGTCAGCTTTCGCAGGGCCAATTGCTGGTAGATCGCCGTCGACTTCGGATCGGCATGGCCCAGCAGCTGCTGACTGGTGACCGTCGGCACGTCGTCCTCGGCCAGCTCAGTGCCGAATAGATGCCGCATCGCATGCGGGTGCAGCAGCTTTTCATTCACCCCCGCCGCCTTGCCATGCTTGAACAGGATGCGATTCACCTGCTTGCGATGGAAGCGCCGCTTCTCCCCTCGGTAATCGCAGGCCGGAATATCGGACCGCCGCAAGGTCGCGAACAACACCCTGTCGCCGTTCTCCAGTAGTCGGTCGATGCCAGCGAGGTCGGGATGATCCAGATACAACTGAATCAACAGCGCCGCCTGCTCCGGCACCGGCACCTTGCGCTCACGCTCCCCCTTCTCGATCACCTGCAGGAACACCCGAGGCACCCCGTCGACCACATCGCGCACCAGGTTCGACTCATTCAGGCTCACCAGGCCAGACGCCCGCAAGCCGCAACCCGCCAGCACCGCGATCATCGCCGCATCGCGCACCCCCGACAGCGTGCCGAAATCCGGCTGCCACATGATCTTCTCCAGATCGGCCATCGTCATCACCCGCGGGATCTTCTTGCCCACCGCCGGCTGCGGCACCGCCACCGCCGCATCGCTCCCAATCCGTCGCTGCGCATACGCCCACTTGAAAAACCCCCGCACCGCCGAAACATGCGTGCGCCGGCTTACCGGATCAATCAGCCCCAGCTTGAACAACCACGGCCCCGTGAACGCAATCAGATCCTCATGATTCGCCGTCAGCGGATCGCGCCCCATATCGCCCATGAACGTACCCAGGCGAGTCAGCGCCAGCCGATAAACCACCGTCAGCCGCTCCGACCGGCCCTTGTTGTGGCGCATGTAAGACAGGAAATCCTCGACCAGATCACAAAAGGCCATCACGCACCCCCTCAGCCGCCTTTAAACGAAACGCCTCGAACGCTGCCAGATCAAGCACCACCAGGCGCGTTACCCGCTTACCCCCGAAAGACTTCTCCGCCTCACCCAGCACCAGCTCCCGCTGCGCCAAATACCGCTTGAACGTCCGGTCACTGAAGCCAGACCACGCATGCCGCAACTCGGCATCAGGCGCATTCATCACAAAACGCGCCACATCGCTCGCCCGGAAGAAAAACGCCGGCTTATCCAGCCACGGCCCGTATTTCATTGGCGAAGCCAGCAGCCCCGCATGCAACGCAGCCCGCACCGCATCGACGATCTTCACCACACTCACATCAAGCGCATCGCCCGTCGACGCCACCGTCGCCCAATGCGGCACCGCCTCATCCGTCAGCGCCTTCAACTCATGCAGATTGCGGATCAACATCGCCCGCAACGGTCGCGACTGCGCCGTGCGCAAGCGCCGCACCAGCAACGCCCGAAAATTCAACAACTCCAACTCATCCCGCTCGCTCAAATCGACCATCGCCACACCCCAACGCCATCACAACGGCAAACATACCAGCAAACAGCAATACAAACCCGTGGCAACTGATGGATTGACGGAACCCGCCAGGCCAAAAACACCCCAAAAAACCAAAAAAGGAGGGGGGGCGCAGTGCACGGCGGGAATGGTGGATATGACAACGAAACGAATAAACCGCAAAACAATCAAACACTTATCATCCACCACAATCCACCAAATCCCCAAAAACCCTACAGCACGTGAACCGCAACTGCTGTAGCCCTGTTTTTCAACTGGTGGATTACCCCTGTCTTCTGATGGACGCCCTTTCTCTCTTCTTCTTCTTTGTTTACAAAAGGAAAAGAGAGAGAAAGAGGGGGCCGTGGCCGAAAATGGCCTGATGGACAAAACAGCGCAAATGATGGAAGCGGGGCGGCAAATGATGGATAAAACACCGCAATTGATGGAGCGGTTCTGCTCCACAATCAAAGACTTAGCGCAAATCATACCCAAAATCCACCAATTTCGTGCACTGCCCCCGCCAACCTTTGGCCGCTGTCCCACTGGGCAAAAAAATAAAACGCCGCCCCGGCCCATGCCCTCATAGAAGGCTTTTGGACCGACGCGGCGCGCTCTACTTATGAGGGGTGCGGGGAGAATCGACAGGACGCGCACGACTCGCCCGCTTGCGATTAACCCCCAGGGCCACCCGCTCAATCGCCTGCTCGGCCTCAGACAAGCACCGCAACGCGTTCAATGTGAAATCCATGGGGGTGCACCCCAGCAATGAGCCATCGCGCAGCGACTCCAGATCGTTACGGACAGCCGCCAGCCAATACACCACATCGCCCACGTCGCTCATGTCTTTGGTGTTCATGGCCTGGTATTCTCGCCACACCTTGGGCAAGTTCCCGACCAGAACTGAATTTCGCTCAGATATCGGCCACAGCCAAAGCACATGATCGGGTCTTTGGGCAGCTTCTTCGGAACCACCAGAACAATCCCCGTGCCCTGCAACGCCTCGTCACGCTTGATGTACTGCATATCAACTGCCAGGCGCGTCTTGCCGTCGATATAGTTCTTCGGCCACGGAATGTCAGAAGGCCGCATATCGTGCTGCGCCTGGGCATCTTTGAGCGAATACACATGGGCCTTACTCAGATCAGTCGTGTAACCATTGCCGCCCTTTGCCCACCACAACACGTCATTGCCGACATAGCTGCGGCTGTCTTGGAGATAGAAAAGCGGTTCGCTCATGCCGCACCACCTTCTGACCGCTCCGTTTTCACCGGTTTTCCGGGTTCACCGCAGCAGGCGATGGCGTCTTGCAGCATCAAAAACACCTCAACACGCGGCTTGCTCGGCCCCATTTCTCCGATGCACTGCACCGCAGCCTTGGCTGCAGCAAGCAACTCATCCCGCTGCCGCGAAATCGCCTCAAACTGCGCGTTGACCGCAGCAGCCGTCTTCACCGCATCATCACGCTGCTCCAGCGCCAGCGTCAGCTTGGGATGCACCGCCAGCACATCGGAAGTCGGGTCAAGCAGCTCGTTGCTCGGATCGCACACCACGGCCATGCCCCAGATCACCCTGAAGATGGAACCCTGATTCAAAACCCGCTTCAGGCCGTCAAACAGCCGACCGTACTGCTCGCGGTCGGTCGTATCCAGCCACTCGGTGTCCTCGCTCTCCGGATCACTGGCGAGCTTCGTCGGGAAATACCCGCGCTCGATATCGTCAAGAATATTGGCCATGGTCATGGCCATGCTGATATCGGCTTCGGAAGCCTTGGCCATTTTCATGACACACCGCCCTTCTCAAAACTTTCCCCGCAGAACGGGAAAAAATTGAAGTGCATCGTTGATTTCGTCTTGCGCTCCTTGTGCAGAACGCCGCCTTTCATCGGATATTTGGCGATGTACTCGATAGGCATGAACGCGCACAGCTTCAGATCAAGATTACTGATCGACACACCATAACCTTTCAGTTCAACATCATGATCCTTTGCTTCTGGGGTATGTTGTTTGAAGCGTTCAAGCAGCTTCGCCTCGATGTCTTTTTTGCATTCACACATCACAGCCCCTCCGGATTCTCAAACGTCACCGAGATCTTCGCCGGCACGCACTTCATCTCCGGGTGTCGGGCAATCATTTCCTTGGCATCGATCCATTCGGTTGAATGGCAAGTTTCGGCGGCATCTCTCCAGGCGGTCGTCTTGTCCTGACCAATCCCGTTCACCTCGAAAGTACGGCGCCCAAACTGGCGGCGCACGACGGCAAAGCCGTCAATCGTCTGTCTGCTCATCTCTCACTCCTCAAAAACGCCGCCTTACGACGGCTCAACCCGGTGCATCAGCACCCCAAAACCCTCCAGCCCCTTCAGAGAAAGCGCCGTCATTCGACTAAACCGGCGATTGCCGATCGTCTTCTCCGCCTCACCGGCCACGATCCCCGCCTGCTCCATCTGCCGCTTGAACACCCGGTCGCTCTTCACCGGCAAGCCATTCCAGAACTCCCGCAGCGCCGTCGTGCGTGAAAGGTGGTGCATCACGTCGGAAGTGCGGATAAACAGGCATTCATCGGCCCCGAAAGAATCGATCTTCCACGGCCCGTCGTAATGCCCGGCCGCGATCTCGCCGACGATGGTTTCCATGATCCAAACCCACGGCTGGCGGTCGGCGCTGGACTGGCTGATATGCGCGTTCATCTCGCCCATCAGGTCAGCCAAAAACGGCCCCGCCTTGGCGTCGACCCCGGCAAAGTCGCAGAGCAGCACCCAGGCCGTCATCGTCGCCGCGTAATTGCTGATCATCCGGTTCGCGCCATC